TTGCCGGGATTCGGATTTTATGGCCTCGGGCTTATCCACACTATTGGCGGCCTGTCCAGAACAGCTACGGCGGCTCTTCGCCAGCTTATTGATGCTGGTACTCTCTCTAATTTGCCTGCTGGTTTTAAAGCTAGAGGACTTAGGGTCCGAGATGATGACGAGCCTTTACAGCCGGGTGAATTTAGGGACGTAGACGCGCCGGGTGGGGCGATTCGAGATTCTTTGATGCCGTTGCCTTTTAAGGGTCCTGACGGCACGTTGATGCAGCTTCTCAGCTTTGTGGTGGATGCGGGCCGTAGGTTTGCCACTATCACAGATATGAAGGTTGGGGACGGCAATCAACAGGCTCCTGTGGGCACTACGGTAGCGTTGTTGGAACAGGGCTCACGGGTCATGAGCGCGGTGCATAAGCGCCTGCATTACAGCATGAAGCAAGAGTTTAAGCTTTTGGCTCGGGTAATGTCGGAGTATTTGCCGCAGGAGTACCCGTATGCTGTTTCTGGTGGGGATCGCACGATTATGCGGGAGGATTTTGATGACCGCGTGGATGTGGTTCCTGTGTCCAACCCGAATACGTTTTCTCAGGCCCAGCGCATTGCGATGGCGCAGTCACAGCTTGAGATGGCTATGCAAGCACCGCAAATGCACGACATGCACGAAGCGTTTCGGCGCATGTATGAGGCGCTAGGAATCAACGACATAGACAAGGTATTGATTGCCCCATCTTCTGATGATCCGATTCCAAAAGACCCCGCACAAGAGAATATGGATTGTCTAGATAACGTGCAGTTGAAGGCTTTTGAGGGTCAAGATCATGACGCGCACATCATGGCGCATCTGACGTTTGGAACGTCACCCATGTTGCAGGCCATGCCTCAGTCGGCAATTTCGTTACAAAAACACATTATTGAGCATGTAAAGATAAAGTGTCAGGAGTTGGCTACGGCGCAATTGTTGCAACAAACGGGTGGCCAGCAACTGACCCCGGACATGGAGCTTCAGTTAGAGTCTATGACCGCGCAGATGAATGCTCAAGAGTTTGGCAATTTAAAGCAACTGACTGCACAGATCGCAGGAGAAGGACAGCAGGGACCAGATCCTTTGATACAATTGAAGCAACAAGAGTTGCAGTTGGATGCTCAGAAGCAACAGGCGGATGCTGCAATGGATCAAGCAGAATTGCAGCTTGATCAGCAACGTATGCAAAACAAAGCCACAGAATTCCAGCAGAGGCTCGCTAGCCAAGAGCGCCAGACTCAGGCACGAATCGATGCGGCGCTTGAACGAGAGTTATTGAAGCAACAAATGAATAGGAATCAATGACATGAAAGTAAAATGTAATGGAACTTCTCCCGTAAACCCGCCCAGCCCTGTCAATAAGGCTGTGATCAAGGGTCAAGGTTCTATTCCTTATGCAAAAACAGAGGATGTAGCAACCCCTGATATTGAGTTTGCCAAGGTTACCACGGGTACAAAACGTGGTATGGGTGCGGCTCTTCGCGGCTCACGGTTCACGAACGCATAAAATGCCGTTGGTTCGCGGGTCAAGTCAAAAGCAAATCAGCGAAAACATAAAAACGCTGAAGAAAGAGGGCAAGTCCCAAGATCAGGCGGTTGCTATTGCGTTAAATGTGGCTGGAAAAAGCAAAAAGAAGCCTAGAAAAATGGCAACAGGGGGCATGGTTAAGGGCTACAGCCCGATTGCACTCCGAAAACAACGATTTCAGGGTATTTTTTGATGGCATGGCAAGCATTAATATCCCCGATTACCAGTTTGGTTGGGGGGTATTTAAACAACAAGCATGAGCAGGCACAGGCGAAGCACCAAGCAAAGCTACAGGTAATTCAAAATGATGCTGATTGGGAATCCAAAATGGCAGATGCGTCTGCCGCTAGTTGGAAAGATGAATTTTGGACAATTGTGCTTGCGGTGCCGTTATTTTCTCTTGGTTGGAGCATCATCGTTGATGATCCTACTATTGTTGACCGGGTTCACGACAGTTTTGCTGCTTTGGATACTTTGCCAGATTGGTATCAGTATTTATTGTTTCTTGCAGTATCTGCGTCATTTGGAATCCGTGGTGCTGACAAGCTCATGAAGATGAAAAAGAAATGACTCCAGAGCAGTTAAACGCTTGGAGAATCGTTCCAAGACTGTTGATGTTTGCCATGATTTTTATGACATATCGAACAGTTGAGTGGTTTATGAGCCTGCCGGACCCTAACCCGGAGCAGGCGGCATTGGTTTCCGTAATGACAGGTGCGCTTACGGGCGCTTTTGGGTTGTTTCTTGGTAGAAAAGAATGACTTACAAATATTTTAAAGAAGAAGAATTTGTTTGTTCAGAAACCGGAGAAAATAAAATATCTCCCGAACTTATTCGTAGATTAGATGAGCTTCGGGAAGCGTGTGACTTTCCATTTCACATCACCTCGGGGTATAGATCACCCAACCACACCATAGAAAAAGCCAAAGTCAAACCCGGCACTCATGCACAGGGGATTGCCGCAGACATCCACGCGGATAACGGCATAGAACGCCGGAAAATTGTAGAAGAAGCATTAAAGTTAGGATTTGGCGGCATAGGCGTAGCAAAAACGTTTGTTCATGTAGATATACGGACTACTAGCCCGGTCATGTGGACATATTAGTTGCCTCTCTTAGACAGTCGTGATATATAGATACGATATTCTAGGATGGAGCGCATGTGGATTCTTTATATTTAGCTCAATTTATTCAAAGAGCAATAAAAGACCGCCGTGTTCAAATTTTAGAGTTGTTGGAAAACAACCATGTCAAGTCGATGGAGCAGTATCAAAACTTGATGGGCGAACTATCGGCACTTAACTTTATTGCACAGGAACTCTCGGGCCTGCTAGAACAACAGGAGCAACTAAATGACTGATTTGGCTGGAAAAGTCGATCTGGAGGCTGCCGCCGAAGGCGTGAAGTCTTTTTACAAAGCCCCCCAACCTAAAGTTCTTGATCCAGACGCTATGGAAACAAGCTTACTGGAGAGAATGCCGCAACCCACGGGCTGGAGAATGCTAATTCTTCCGTATCGTGGCAAAGAAACCACCGAAGGTGGTATTTATATCCCCAATAAAGTGCTAGATGACACGCAAATCCAAACAGTTGTGGGTTATGTCGTCAAACAGGGATCTCTTTGCTACAAAGATACCGACAAATTTCCCGATGGACCGTGGTGTAAGGAAAAAGATTGGGTAGTTTTTGCGCGATATGCGGGATCTAGGTTCCGAATTGAGGGCGGAGAGTGCCGAATTTTGAACGACGATGAAATTTTAGCAACCATAGATGACCCAGAAGATATTCTGAGTCTTTAAGGAGGGTAAACAGCATGGCCAATGCTGCGGAAGAAGCTCAGTTTGAGTTGGATGTAGGTGACGCTCAAGAAACGGAAGTAGAGCTTGAGCAACCAGAGCAAGAAGAACAGCCGGAAGAACAAACGGCGCAACAACCGGCTCAAGAGGAGCAGGAAATAGAGCAATACAGTGAATCCGTGCAAAAGCGGATTAACCGTTTGACTAAAAAAATGCGAGATGCCGAGCGAGAGCGTGAAGAAGCGCTTCGTTACGCGCAAAACGTCCAAAGTGAAGCGGAGCAACTGCGCTCAAGGATGCAAAACTTAGACCAAGGCTACATGTCTGAGTACGGCACCCGTCTTTCTTTGCAACAACAACAGGCCGAAGCCAACCTTAAACGAGCCGTAGAGCTTGGAGATGCCGAAGCTACGGTTGCCGCGCAAAAAGAGCTAACAAATTTAGCTATTGCCGCAGATGGTTATAGTCGCGCTCAACGGCAGTCACAGGTTCGAAATCAAACCCAACAACCGGTTTTTCAAGAAGCTCCCCAAACCCCTCCGCAACCACAAAAACCAGACCCAAAAGCCGAGCAATGGGCCCAAAAAAACTCATGGTTTGGGCAAGATGAAGCCATGACGTTTGCTGCTTTTGGGATTCATAAAAAACTTATTGAAGATGAAGGGTTTGATCCTCAAACCGATGACTATTATAATGAGCTAGACTCTAGAATTAAGCGGGAGTTTCCGCATAAATTTGGAGAAGAGCAATCATCCAGCCGCAAACCCGCTCAGACGGTGGCTGGCGTGTCACGCTCCAGTAGTTCTGGGCGCAGTAAAAGGGTCAAACTCTCCCCGACCCAAGTAGCAATTGCTAAAAAGTTGGGAGTGCCGCTTGAAGAATACGCGAAATACGTAAAGGAGTAATACTATGTCCGAAGAGAAGAAAGGCTTTGAGGGCATTAAGCGCTCCTCACGTGAAGCAGCGTCAAGGGAGAAACAGGGACAGCGTAAGCCTTGGGCTCCCCCGTCTATGTTAGACGCACCGCCTGCACCAGAAGGCTTTAAACATCGATGGATTCGTGCAGAAGTTCGTGGCTTTGATGACACGAAAAATATTTCTGCCAGATTGCGGGAAGGCTATGAGCTAGTACGGCAAGATGAGTATCCCGAGTTTGAAGCTCCGGTAATTGATTCAGGTAAATATGAGGGTGTGTTTGGCGTCGGTGGATTAATGCTTGCTCGCATACCGGTTGAAACGGTTCAAGAACGCGCTGAGTATTTTGCTCAACGAAACGCGGATCAAATTGAAGCTGTTGAAAGTGATATGCTGCGAGAAAACGCTCATCCAACTATGACAATCGGCAAACCCGAGCGTCAAAGTCGTGTAACTTTTGGCGGCCCCAAAAAATAGGGCCGCACAGAACGAGGAAATAACTCATGGCAAATCAAGAAACTGCCTTTGGTCTTCGTCCTGTTGGTCTAGTAGGAAGCGGTGCTAACAGCACTGGTGTTACTGAGTATGAAATTGCCAGTAACAACACAAATGCTATCTATAACGGTGCAATTGTTGTTCCTCTTGCGGCAGGCGTAATTGACCAAGCTGGAGATACTGCGGGCGGCACTACGCAAGCCCTTGGTGTTCTCGTCGGGGTTCAGTATCACGATTCGACCCAGAAGAAGCCCGTTTGGCTCAACTACTGGCCCGGATCAGGTAGCGTGTCTGTAGACACTAACTACCCGGTAAAAGCTCTTGTAGCTGATAACCCCAATCAACTGTTCGTCGTAGCGGCGGATGCTACCCTCACTGACCGAGCTACTGCACTGGCTACTGTTTTCGCCAATGCAAGCCTTGGCACTTCTGCGCGTACAGGCTCTACCGACACTGGTAAGTCTAACTCGCAGCTTTCTGTGTCTAGTGTTGCTACCACGGCTACTTTGCCGTTGCGTATCGTAGGTTTGGTCGATGATGACGCTAACAATGATTACGCGTCAGCAGGGGCTCATCTTCTTGTTCGATTGAACGCTCACTTCAACGCGGGCAGCCGTCGTTTTGATTCTCAAACGACTGCCGACTCAACTGGTATTTAAGGGAGATTAAGTAATGGCTATTTCTCGCGCACAATTGGCGAAGGAGCTTGAGCCCGGACTGAACGCTCTCTTCGGCCTTGAGTATGATCGCTACGAAAAAGAGCATGCTGAAATCTTCGACGAAGAGTCTTCAGACCGTGCTTTTGAAGAAGAAGTAATGCTTTCTGGCTTCGGCACTGCGCCGGTTAAGTCAGAGGGTGGTGCAGTATCGTTTGATGACGCGCAGGAGACTTTCACTGCTCGTTATACTCACGAGACTATCGCTCTTGCCTTCTCTATCACAGAGGAAGCAATTGAAGATAACCTGTATGACCGGCTAGCTTCTCGCTACACCCGTGCTTTGGCACGATCTATGTCACAAACCAAGCAGATTAAGGCCGCTTCAATCCTGAACAATGCCTTTAGCACTTCGGCACCTGTAGGTGACGGAGCCGCACTCTGCTCTTCTGCTCACCCTTCTCTGTCAGGCAACCAGCGTAACCAATTGTCTGTGGCGGCTGATCTCAACGAGACTTCTCTTGAGCAAATGCTGATCGACATTGCTGGCTTTACCGATGAGCGTGGTCTGAAGATTGCGGTACGTGGCATGAAGCTGATTATCCCGAAGGAACTGCAATTTATTGCAGAGCGAGTAATTAACTCCAACCTTCGTCCGGGTACGGCTGACAACGACCTTAACGCCATGAAGTCTATGGGAATGCTCCCTGACGGCGCTGTTGTAAACCACTTCTTGACCGACACTGACGCATTTTTCATTAAGACTGATGCGCCTAACGGCTTTAAGTTGTTTAACCGCAGCCCGATCAAGACTGCTATGGAAGGCGACTTCGACACTGGCAACATGCGCTTTAAGGCGCGTGAGCGTTACAGTTTCGGCGTTTCTGATTGGCGTTGTGTGTTTGGCACACCGGGTGCCTAAAAAAGAGAGCCGCCTTCGGGCGGCTTTTTTGTTCCACGTGGAACATTTGTGATATTATTTTTATTTCCTGACAGCCTTATCCAGAGGCTGACACTAGCCACGACAGGAGACTCACATGGCTAACACTACCTTTAACGGACCCGTTCGATCAGAAAACGGTTTTCAGTCCGTATCTAAAAACGCGACTACTGGCGCTATTACAGTAGGCACTTCTTACAGCGACATCATCACGGGTTCAGTGCAATCTCTAAGTGGTGCGGGGGCTGTCAACCTTACAGACTTAATCACCGAAATAACCACCACCGGTGCAGATGCGCTAACGCTCGCTGACGGATCAGCCGGTCAAGTTAAGATCATCACAATGGTCGTAGATGGAGGAAACGGAACGCTTACTCCAACAACTCTTGCCGGTGGTACTACAATTACTTTTAATGATGTTGGCGATGGCGTAGTTCTTGTTTACGGCACAACCGCAGGTTGGGTAGTTGTGGGCAACAATGGCGCAACGATTGCATAAGGAATAGTAATGGCTAATTCAGACGTAAAAGCAAAACGTCTGACCGGGACAGGCTCCGCTGGTGTGGGGCCTGCTCGTATACGCCAGATTCAAGTGTTAACCACTACGGGAACCCCGCGTTTAACTGTAACTGACGGGAACGGTGGAGCTACTGTTCTAGACTTGGATTTTGTCGCTAGCGAGACGCACTCGGTCAACATCCCTGATGAGGGAATCAAAGTGTCTGATATTTATATCGGAACGCTGACTAATATCACTGCATTAACAGTGTTTTACAGCTAAGGTACTGACATGGCTCGCGAAGTTTCTTCAATTAGTAGAATAGGGACCAGTGAGCCTTTTGAGTTACAAGTGGCTAGGGGCCAGATTGCTTATCATAAGTCCATTTACAAGTTTGGTAACAACCCGGAGATTGCAGACTCGATAGAAACCATTTGGCCTCAAGGCGGTTTGTATTCATACCTGTCTGCGGCGACCGTGTTGAAGGTTTCTAGTAGCTCTGCCAACGATACCTCCGCGGGGACCGGAGCCAGAACTGTTGAATTGTTCGGGCTGGATGGCGATTACAACGAAATATCCGAGGTTGTAACCTTAAACGGTCAAACAGCAGTAAATACCACCCTGTCTTATTTGCGGATAAATAGGATGATTGTTCGCTCTGCGGGTTCGGGTGGCGCAAATGCGGGAATCATTTACGCAGGCACAGGCACTGTTACCACGGGCGTCCCGGCAAACATTTATGCCACGATCAACGGCGATGGTACAAAC